ATCCGATGGAGATCAACTTATTCAATTGGCATGTAATTGTATTAAATATGCAGATTTCTACACAGGACGTAGTTCTAAGAACTGGACAGCAAGGGAACTATTTGATGGGGTATTAACAGAGGACCAGATAAAAGAAATTTTTGATTCGGAGGTGTGATTATGGTTGACAAGCGAAATAATAATAAAAAATATGTGATGATTGTTACAAGTGAGGATGAAAGATATAATCCAAATGCTCCACATGATGGGGTTGGTGTTCAGCTCGGATTCTTTGTAGATCATCCCTGGGAAGGCAGATTTGAATGTTGCATAGATGGAGACAATTTTAGAGAGCTAAGTGAAGAAATAGAAAAAGCTGATGTTGAAGGGCTTTTTTATCAGCTTTATGAGAACGAAGACGGAAATCGTATTGGATATGGCACAGTTGATTATGATGCTATCCAGGACGAGATTGATGAATACGAAGCTAAGAACATGGAAAACATTGAGGCTTTGTCATATAATGTCCAGTACGGAGATGAAATACTTTTAACAACACCACATTTAGGATACGCTGGCATGTGTAAATATTATTTTCAACAGCAGATACTTGATGGTATATTTGATGAAAACTGGAATATTAAACCGGGAGAGAGAAGATATGTCGCAAACAAAATTGTCATTGAACCAGTAAAATGATGGAGGTATTAAGAATTAAGAATGGAAAATTATTATAAACGTACTTTTGATGGTGCTGTTTTCACAGAAGAGAAATTAAAAATATTTTACCTACAAATACTAAATATAAAAGAAAATAATTTTCACGCATGGCTTAATGAGAATCTGGCTAAGGGAAATCTTAAAATTATTTCCATGATCGAGTATACAAGAAAATTGATTAATGATTACAATAGTATAAAATGAGCGGAGGCAGAATAATGGGAAGCTTTAGTTGGTTAAGAGCAGATAGAACTACAAAGAGAAGTAATCTCACTAAAGGAGATCGCTACAAGATACTTATTCCAAAGGAATTTGGTGGCGGATTTATCAAAGATACATACTATGATTATGGACATGTTTTTCATGGGACAGAAAATGAAGCAGATCTATATGGGATTCTGGCATATTGGAATGGTTGTGAGGGTATGGATTATTCGTATGAATGTGGGCATTATCCAAAAACAATGGAAGAAATCATAAAATATGGAAATACATGTAAACAATCAAATAGATGTAAAGGAATTTGTATTGGATGCGATGATAAAGATATTGATAAATTGAAATTCCCATTAAAACTTGTTTCGGCATCCTATAACAGAGCTTATGAAGAATGTGAAGGTAGAAGTTATAGAGATCCAGAACAGGGATTTGTAAAGACTTACTGGGGTAAAGATGAATAACTCAATATACATAGAATATAACTCAATATTTCGTCCATCAAAGGAAACAATACGCAAAAATAAAAAGTTATGGGAAACTATTGAACAGAATGTTTCAATACAAAGATGTGAAAATGGATTTAATGCAGAAATTAAAAATCTAGACTTAACGTTTTTGAATGACATAAAATGAGAGTTTTAAAGAGGTGACATAATGGAAATAATCATTGTTACAGGTCAACGAAATGGAAGTTTATATCTTGCAGGGAATTATGAACATGTAAAGTATTTTCCAGAACAAAGCACATTACATCCTTATAAACTATCTGAAAAAATTTTGAAATTATGTGATACGTATTTTAAAGCAAATGAAGATTTGATTATAACCACATACTCTGAAATTGTATTAGATTCTGTTAGGTTATGGGGAGCAAGAACCGGACACTGTGATATTTTGAAATGTATTAACTGCATGGATAATGGAGAAATCCGCACATCTGGATTTAATGAATACGGAGAGATGGATGTTTGGGAAAACGGAATATTTGACATTAAAAAAGTTATCCTAAAAGAATTGTTTGATATTAAAAGAGGGAAAATAAATAGTTGAAAAATTGCTTTCAAGGTGAAGAATGGAGATGACAATATGACATTAAGGGAATTAGAATTTTTTAAAAATGTAAATAAGATCGCGGAATTGCGTTGATAGTTTTATTGTCAACCCAACAAAAGAATTTTTCGATTGGTTAAAATTATGGTTCAAAGAGAAATATAAAATAGAGCTTAATTGCAATAATACAGGAAGCGTTATGTGGAGTAATAATTTTAGCGAGGAATAGATACATGGATGACATAGAAGAATTAAAAATTTATATAAGGCAACTCGAAGATGAGAATCTTCGATTAAAAAATTCTATAAAAGCTCTCAGAAAAAATAATGCTGGAATGTTGAAGGGAATAAAAAAATTACAAAGTTATGTGCATGAGTTAAAAATTAAAGGGAATCAGTATATGGACGACATAGATATTATTGTAGAAGTCGATGGATGTACCATTAAGACAAACACAGATATGATTGAAGAAGATGTGATTCGGCAACGAATGGGATTGAAACCTAAAGAAGAGTTAAATAAGCGATCAGATTAATTTCTGGTCGCTTTTGTAAAAGTTGGATTTTACAAGAGAAATTTACTGACAATATGAGATAAATGTGGTATGATTTAAGAAATTAATTGTACGTGAAATAAGTGAAATGGAGGAAAGAAAATGTCACATTATGGAAATGATGATCGGTTTGATCATATCTTTTTTTACGATTCTGATGATTTCTTGAGTAGTAATAAGAAAATATTAGCATCTCAACTAGAACAATTTGCAGAAATGTTTGAAAAAGGTAGAAAAAGAGAGTATGGGTACTCAAAGTTTAGGCTTATTTATGGCTGCACAACAGATGACTATGAGATGGACATTTTAAAGCATGAATGCTTAGAATTCAATAAAGGTGTCATGACAAATGAAGAGAAAGAGTTTTTTAAGGAACTTTTATTTGTAAAAAATGCACAACCATACATAGATGCAGGTTATCTTGTATACGATGGAAAAAAGACTAAGCCACCTATACATGCATATGCTCCAGCAACAACAGATGATTACTGGTTTCCAACGGAAAAATGTAAAATTGACTACGAAAAATATGTAGAGGAAAAGAAGCAGAAAAAATACAATGAAGCTTTGAGGAAAGCAGCTATAGAAGCCGGTGTATTGTCAACGGATGGAACAGGAAAACCAGCGGAATTTTGTAACCCAGATTGTTATACAAATATTCCTATTTTCACAACCGATCAGATTAAAATAGGATTAGGATTACTTGTTGTATCCGGAATACTTCTTATTACAATATTTGCACCTTTTATTGTATTAATTTGGGTTTGGTATCTTTGTGACGTTTATAAAGATTATAAACAAAGGCAATTTGCAGCAGAGCGATATTATAGAGCCACACATGGACTTCCATATAATAAAAAATAATATTTATAATAGAAACAGCTTACATAAATGTAGGCTGTTTTTGTATTTAAGAAAACCGGAGGTATAAGCGAAATGAAGAATATAAAATTATTACAGGCTGCCAATTCAGAATGCACAAATAAAGCTTTCATCATAAGAATGTGTGAATGTGTAAAGGATAGATTACTGGAACTACAAATGCGAACAACATTTCGTCCTACAAGTGTTAACGAAGAAACGCTTTGTGAATGGGAAGAAATTGCTGATGTAGCAAATGATATTTTGAAAAAATATAAAGAGGATGAAATTGATGATGAATTAGAAGATATGATTGTAGATATGAAAGAAAAAATATTGGATTATCATATGAACTACCAGGGAATAAGCAAATTGGTAATATAAAGTGAGGTGATATAAATGATAGGTAGAATGGAGATTGAAGTTAAGTATATAAATAACATTAATCGGCTCCTAAAAAATGAACCAGAATACATGGAATTGTTTAATGTATTTATGATTGCAGATGATAAAACAGCAAAGACACGATTAAATTATATCAATAATGTAATAAGGTTAGTACATTATCTAAAAGATTCTGGATATCCAACGGAAACTATAGATGATATTGGAAGATTAAATATAGAAACTATAAGAAAGTATATTGTAGACGATGATAATCATATAATTATGAAAAATGGAAAAATTTCTGATTCTTATAAATATATTAGATATTTTTCTTTAAATTGCTTTTTTAAGTTTTTGGAAGATGGGGATCATATCAGTAAAAATCCAATGAGAAAAATTAAAACTCCAAGTAATGAGAGAATGAAGAAAAAAGTATACCTAGATGTTGATGAGGTAAAAGAGATTGAAAAAAATGTATCTTCCGGAAACACTAAAAGAAGTAGATTATATCTTTCTCAGTGGAATGAGAGAGACGAAGCTATAATTAACCTTGGATTCCACAAGGCTCTGCGTGTTTCTGCAATAATATCAATTAATATTGATGATATTAATTGGGAAGACAAGTCTTTGAGTGTTATTGAAAAGGGAAATAAACCAAGGCATGTCCGCCTCAGTGATGGTACAATTAAGATACTTCAAAGTTGGGTTCAGAAGCGAAATGAATATGTTAGGGAAAATGGAGTAGAAAGTCCTGCGCTATTTATTTCAAATAAGTCTGGTAGAATTTCTCAAAAAACAGTTGGAAGGATACTAAGAGCATATGCCGGTGACATTAATAAAGAAAAAAGAATTGTCCCACATACAATGCGTAGTTCAACCGGAACGAATTATTATTTAAAAACCGGTAATGCTAGAGCGGTACAGCAATTACTTGGACAAAAGAGTTTAGCAGCAACACAGAAATATTTGGATGATACAGTTCAGCAGAGAAGAGAAATTGCTGACGCAGTAGAAGATTTATATGGAGATGATTAAATGAGCAAAAGTTTAGATGATATATTAAGAAACAAGGGAGACTTAAAACCACGCCAGGTTGAAAAGATATTCAATGCAAATGGGTGGTACATAGTCAGGACAAATAATCATAATATATATAAGAAGAAAGGCAGATCGGAGTTGGTAATAGCTCCGATTGGCAATATGAACTGGAAAACATTTCGTGACACTTGCAAGAGATGCGGTATGGCAATGTAAGGGAAATTATGGTATGATGGAAGTAATTCAAGTTGGTAAAATCAAAGTTTTAGAGGAAGTGGTTAAATGAACTACGAACAGTACGATAGATATGTTTATACTAAAAACGATCTTGAGAAGTATTTAGAAAAATTTAATCAAGACATAGAGCAACAGAAACTAGAGATTATAGAATTCGAAAAACGTGCAAAAGAAAGAATTGCTTTAATTGACAACTGGGAGCAACAGAAGAATTTTATAATATTAGGACGAACCTATAAAGATGGGAAGAAAAAAGGTATTCTTTTAATAAAAAGATATCCTGATCAATCACAGAGAGACGAAAGATACGAGTTTGATAAAGTTGCAGATATGAGAAAAAAATGTTAAAACTTGAAGATAAATATTCTGGTGTTGATTGGTCTAAATTTGAAAGGGATGTTAAATGAAAAAAATAGAATTGTCAGATGTGCAAAAATTAGAGAACGGAATCAAAGTATATGTTGAATGCGTTGGAGCTGAATGGTATTTTTCAGATAAGGAAAAATACAAAACGTGGAATGTAAAACAAGAAGATGGACTTCATTATGAGGTTGAAACTGAGGATAATACGATA